GATGCAATTTTTTGCCTCTCGCGTAGCACCGACGCTGTACGGAAAAGACAGAAACATTTTCATAACGAGCGAAAAGTTCGATGATGACACCGAAAGAATGTATACGGTGCGCTGTATTGATGAAAATGGTTACATTGAAGACTTGAGTGAGTTTCAACAATTCAGGTACATAAAAACCGCAAAAAAGTTTATAAACAAAATTACCGAAAGGGAGGAAGTCAATGCGTGAACCAGCAGGGAATTGCAAGCACTGTGATGAGCCAATTTCGTTAGAACCGCTTTCTGGTTGCTACATACATAGCGAAGATGGTAACGAGCGTTGTTGGGATTATTCAAGAATGAATTGGCATGAGAAAAATGAAGCAACATCTAGGGAGGAAGAATAATGCATTATGCAATAGCAGTAACAGTTCCATCAGGAGAAGATGTAAATAATTGGCTTGAAAGCAATTTACTTGAACATGAAGGAAATCATTGGGATTGGTATCAAGTAGGTGGTCGTTGGGAAAATCACTGGACTACTAAATCAGGAGAGAAAACCAATGCAACATGGGTTAGTGAAATTGACTGGGAAGGAATGGTTGCTGAGCAAATTCAAAAAGCAAAAGAAGCCTACGACGGAGACAGCAAATGGATTCCAAGAGAAAAATACACTCGTGAAGAATACATAAACCTATGTCGCAATGTTTCAACGTATGGATGGATTACAAAAGAGAACGAATGGGTTGACCGTTGGTATGAAGATGATGAAGTCAATAGCAAAGAATGGGAAAATCAATTCAGAAAATACATAACCAGTCTTGACCCTGACGACGTTCTCGTTATAGTGGATTTCCATAACTAATGAGTTGCTCATTAAAAGAAAACCACGACAAGATGAAAGCGTGTGGAGGGCAATCTTGTTTTCAATGTGGCGAACGTTTGCAAAAATGTAATCATTACATTCACACTTCACTGTTCAGAAGCGGTCTTGAAGCGAAATGGAGATTTTGCCCAGTGTGTGGAGAAAAACTATGAACACGTTATGGGATTTCATTGACATTGAAGTTGACAAAAATGCGACTATTCAACAGCGTTTTGAAGCGTTCCACAAAGCAAATCCGCGCGTGTACCAAGAATTGTATAAACTTGCTTCACTGATGAAGGGCAAAGGTCACAAGCGTATTGGTATGCAGATGCTTATTGAAAAATTGCGATGGGAGTGGTATGAAACGACTACGAATACAGACGGATTCAAAATAAACAATGATTATGCAGCGCACTATTCGCGCTTGCTTATGAAAGAGAAACCGGAACTAGCAGGATTGTTTTCTGTTAGACCAATTCAACAAGACAGCACGACCGAGACTCGCAGTCAAAGACTCTCGCAAATGGAAACCGCGAACATCGGAGACTTTTGAGTAAATACCTTTTCGCACTTATTATCGCATTAACAATAATTAGTTCAATTCCAGCGGATGCGAACGTCAAAGAAGTTCAACCGGTAAAGAAAATTGTTCCGGTGAAAATGATTAGAGACATTCCGGCAGACCCAGTAATTGCACCAGATGTTATGGCGAAGTGGGAAAGGGTTGCTCAATGTGAAACAGGAAGCAACTGGCACATGAAAGGACCAATCTATTCAGGTGGATTAGGCATCTTGGAAGTGAATTGGATGAAGTACGGAGGATGGGTTTATGGCGCGGAATACGCAGCGAGCAAATCTGCTCAGGTGTTTATAGCAATTAAGATTCAAGCGTTGAATGGTTTTGCAGGTTATGTACCAGACCAAAATGGTTGTGGTCACGGATGGTAAGGGAGATACCAATGAATGAATTTGAAAATGTATTACAAGAGATGAAGGAACTGCACGACAAGAAGCGTTCAGATTATGGGCGCAAAGAAGACCCATTTGCCAATGTGCGCGCGAGTGAAGACTTCGGCGTTGAAGGTTGGGTCGGTGCAATGATTCGCGCTAATGACAAAATGCGCAGACTTCAAGCAGCAGCAAAAGGAAGCACATTACGCAATGAAGGTGTTGAAGATTCACTAATCGACATGGCAATTTATTCTGTAATTGCTTTGACAATGTACCGAGAGGGTCAACGTCGTGATGAAATAGTTCGCCAAGCAGAAAGTCATCAAGGGAGATAATGATGGAGAATCCAGAAAACTTAAAGTGTGAAGTAATTGCAAACGTCAGTGAGATGTCGCATCGCGAATGGCTAGACCTTCGTAGCACCGGAATTGGTGGAAGCGACACCGCAGCAATTTACGGAGAATCAAGTTACACATCTCCTTACACACTTTGGGCGCAGAAGTCCGGTCGTGAAAAACGTGAGGTCGTAACCAATGAAGCGATGGAATGGGGCAATTTACTCGAAGGAGTCGTTGCTAATAAGTTCGCAAAAGAATACAACTATGCGGTAGTTGAATGGCCAGTGATGCTTAAAAGCAAGAAGAACGCTTTTATGCTCGCAAACCTTGACTTCCTCATTGTTGAAGCAAGCAAAGAGTTCCCTGCTGGAAAGGTAACTCGACATGACAGTCTCGAACCGCCAACAGGCATAAATGCAATCCTTGAAATCAAAACAACAGGAATCGTTGGTCGTGGTTCTGCTCACCTATGGGAAGACAATCACATTCCACGCGCCTACGAACTACAAGGTTTGCACTACGCAACGGTCACTGGAATTGAGCAAGTGGTGTTCGCAGCGCTCGTAGCCAATGAAGGCTTGGTTGTGCGTGGTCGTTTGTATGGCGAATCAGAAATGTTGCAATGTGAAATCACGGAAGCAATCTTTTGGAGCAGTGTTAAAAGTGGTATTCCTCCAGAACTTGACGGAAGCGAAAGCACCTCTGAGAGCATTCGCAAAATGTACCCAAAGTCAAAAGAGGGAGCAGTCGTTCAAGCAGATGATTACATACTCGAAACCTATTATCAATACATTGATGAGAAAAGAATCCTTGACATGCAGGAAGAAAAGGTAAAAGAACTGCGCTCAACTCTCGAAATGGCAATAGGTGACGGCGAAGTGCTGGAATACAATGGAAAACCATTACTCACTTACAAGAGCAACAAAGACAGCATGGCGTTCGACGCTAAATCTTTTGAAGTTGCCTATCCTGAGATGTATGAGCAATTCCTTATGCCTCGCAAGGGAGCAAGAGTTATGAGGGTCAAGAAGGTATAAGATTGCGACATGACCGTTGTCGTGGCACTTACTACCCAATCAGGCTCTTACATGGGCGCTGACTCTATCTCTGTGGATGATGACGGTCTATACACAATTAGCAATACTCCTAAGGTGAAACAGATTGGTGACTTGCTTGTTGGATTCGCCGGTTCTTGGCGTGGTGGATACTTGGCGATGAAGTCTCTTGAACGTCTTGCTAATCCAAGCGTTGAGCAATTCGTGAACCAATACCCTAATGACGAAAAAGGCTGGTCTCTGCTGGTTATTGAGAAAGGCAAAATCTATGAAATCGACGATGATAAGTCCGTTACGGAAATCAAAGGAGACAAAGACGGTGCTTATGGCGCTATCGGTAGTGGTACTGCTGTTGCTCTCGGCGCTCTTTACACCGACCACATTGACAAAGCAAGTATCCTCAACGCACTTAAAGCAACGCAAGCACATTTCTCCAATGTCCGCGAACCGTTCACTATGATAGAAATAAGCATCTAAACAAAGGCAGGGGAAATGTCATTATCGGCAAAGTCAGTAAAAATAGACAGCGCAATTCCGCACCCGAAGAATGTTCGACAAGGTGATGTAGGCGCAATTATGGAAAGCCTCACTCTGCATGGTCAATACAGACCAATAGTCGTGCAGAAGTCAACAGGATTCATTCTTGCTGGCAACCACACATGGAAAGCAGCAAAGCAACTCGGATGGAAAGAGATTTCCGTTACAGAGATTGACGTTGATGATGAACAAGCGTCTCGTATCCTTCTCGTCGACAACCGCGCCAACGACCTCGCTACCTACGACGACAGCAGTTTGGCTGACCTTCTGAAGGAACTAGCCTCTACTGAACTTCACCTCGAAGGTACTGGATTCGACGGAGACGACCTTGACGACCTGTTATTCCGGCTCAACGGCTCAATCGGTAACATTGCCGAGGGTACGTCTGCTGCGGAGCGTACAGAGGATTTCCTTAACAGGGGAATACGTTCAGTTGTCCTGCCTTATCCCGAGCAAGAGTATTTAGAGGTTATTGAATTATTAAGAAAACTTCGTGATTCTTATGGTTTGGACAACAATCCAGACGCGATTATTAAGTTGCTCAAAGACTCTCTATGAAAACAATTGAAGTAACAAAGGTTGATTGGACGCGCATAGACCGTAATCATCACGCACCGGAAATGGTCGGCGACAATGATGACTTGTTACTTATTGACTCTGAGACAGGAGAAATTATTGCTTTCCAGCGTCAGATTCCTGAGAAATACAAGCACCTGAAGAAAGAACTATCTCGCTACCTTCGTTTCTCTATCAAGTATGACAGCATTGCTTCAAAAACCGGTGCTGCGCGATTATCGGGAATGAATTACTCCAACAGAGTGTTCGGATTCACTGCGCCACAAGCACTTCGCCGGCGTTACGGTGTAAGCACTTCATCTTTCAACAAAGACGAGCCACAGGCATTGAAGATTCTTGAAGAACTTACAAAAGTTTGCTGGGATACTTTCGAGGAACTCGCACCTAAAGCAGCAGAGAATCACTTGCAACTCGCTCAACAAATTCACCCTGACTGGCACATCGGCGGAATGCCCTTCACATCAGGGATTATCAACAACAGCGCAGCACTTCCGTATCACAAAGACAGTGGAAACATTAAGGGAACTTGGAACAACATGTTCTGCGTGAAAGAAAACGTATCGGGAGGCGGATTGCACCTGCCTGAATACAACGTAGCGTTCGGTATTCCTGATGGCTCTATCTCCGGCTTTGACGGACAAGGCGCATGGCACGGTGTAACGCCATTTGTAAAGAAACGCAACGACGCTCACCGATTCACCATCGTTTGGTACACCAAGTCTGGAATGGTCGGCTCAGGCTCAGTAGAAGAAGAAACATTAAAAGCAAAACAGAAAGCAACTAAGTGAAAATCTTTGTCTTCACCTACGACAGGTACGACAGCATTACAACATCAGGATTATTAGAACAAGAAAACATTGACCACATTGTTCTTTGCCATACAGAGGAGCAACGTCAAGGATTTATAGATGGTGGAAAAGTCAATCCTGAACGAATAATCGTTACTAATCAACCTAAAGGATTGGCTAATAACCGTAATTACGCTCTTGAAATGATGGAGGAAGGTGAATGGGCACTATTCCTTGTTGACGATTTGAAAGATGTTGCTGAATTGAGCAATTACGACAGAGCAACATCACCACTTCCAATTACTATGGAAAATCAAAAATCATACAAAGTTAGATTCGATACTCCTATCTCAATGGAGAAATACCTGATGAGAGCAGGAGAACTGATTGAAGTTTGTGAAAGAAACAATTGTTATTTAGGTGGATGGGCTGGAATTGATAATCCAATTTTCCGTTGTGACCACTACAAAACAAATGTTCTTGCCGATGGTCGCGCTTGGATAGTTAAAAAAAGTCATTTACGTTTCGACACTGGCGCTCAAATGATTGACGACCTTTGCTGGACAGCACAAAACATTCAAGAGTTTGGGATAGTCATTGTTGACCTATGGATTTTGCCAGATTGTCGTAGGTACTCAAAGGGTGGATTCGGAAGCATTACAGACCGTATGAATCAAAAGTTAGATGAAGCCGCACACCTCGTTAAGACTTACCCAAAGTTAATTCAGTTCAAAGATAAAAAGGGTTGGCCATTAGGTTCTCACGTAGTTCTACGTCAAACAAAGAACAAACCTAAGATACGATAGATACATGGGCAATAGAAATATCGAACCGGAAGCACTAGATAAAGAGCGTCGCGTATTAGAACTACGTCGTGCCGGTGCTACTTATGCAGACATCGCTAACGCTGTTGGTTATGCCACTGCTCAGGGTGCTTATCTTGCTTATGGTCGTGCGCTCAAAAGAACACTCAACAATGCTGGTTCAGAGGAAGCGCGTGAGTCAGAACTAGACAGACTCGACCGTTTGCAATTGGTTTATTGGGAAAAGGCTTTGAAAGGCGAGTATCATGCTCTTGACCGAGTGCTTAAGATTATGGAACACCGCGCTAAGTATCTCGGATTGTACGCTCCAGCGCGTATGCAGGTAGAGGCAACCATCTATGACACAAACACCATTGACGCAGAACTCGTTAACCTACGAGCCTTCCTTAGCAGCAATCCTAACCTCGCGTTGGAAATGGGAAGCACAATTAGCGAGACCGGAACAGATACCACCGGAGAGTAGCGACTGGTCTGTTTATCTCTACCTCGCTGGTCGTGGTGCTGGGAAAACTAGAACTGCTGCTGAATGGATAGCGTGGCAAGCAAGCAGGATGCCTGACACTCGTTGGGCTGTCGTCGCAGCAACCTTCGGTGACGTGAGAGATACCTGCGCAGAAGGTGAATCAGGAGTAGTGCCAATCCTCCGCAGGTACGGAACGCTCAAGCACTTCAACCGTTCAATGGGAGAAATAAAACTCACTAACGGTTCACTTATCAAACTGTTCTCTGCAGAAGACCCTGACCGCTTGCGTGGTCCACAGTTTCATGGCGCTTGGTGTGACGAATTAGCAGCGTGGCGTTATCCCGAAACTTACGAACAGTTGCAGTTCACCCTGCGTCTTGGTCAGCACCCTCAGACAGTCATCACCACTACGCCACAGCCCAAGAAACTCATCAAAGAACTTATTGCTAGGAGTGATGGCTCAGTCGTCGTCGTGCGTGGTTCTACCTTTGATAACGCTGCGAACCTCGCTCCATCAGCACTTCAACAATTGCGTAACCGCTATGAGGGAACACGACTCGGTCGGCAGGAACTCTATGCGGAAGTTCTTGATGACACTCCCGGCGCTCTATGGACTATGCAAATGCTTGAAGACTGCCGTACCAACAATCCTCCAGACATGGCTCGCGTCGTTGTCGCTATTGACCCTGCTGCTACCAGTAATGAAGACTCTGACGAAACAGGAATCGTTGTCGTTGGCAAAGGCATTGACGGTCGTGGTTATGTTCTTGCAGACCGCACCTGTCGTCTCTCACCTGACGGATGGGCAAAACGCGCCATTGAAGCGTATGACGAGTTTCAAGCATCTCGCGTCGTAGGAGAAATGAACATGGGTGGAGACATGATTGAAACCATCATTCGCCAGTACAGACCAAACATTCCTTATCGTGGTATCACGGCAAAGCGAGGAAAAGTGTTACGCGCAGAACCGATTAGTGCTTTGTATGAGCAGGGAAGAGTCTCACACGTTGGCATCTTTCCAGAGTTGGAAGAACAAATGACTTCATGGGTAAGTGACCAATCTGACTTTTCACCAGACCGCATTGACGCACTTGTTCACGGCTTTACACAACTAGGTATTGGTTCAGGTGGATTCTCTGACGCGTTCTTTATGGCAGTCGCTCCACCATGCCCTCAATGCGACTTACCGAATAGTGTTGAGAGTACGCATTGCTCAGGCTGTGGACAACCACTACAATAAAATCAAACTAACCGAGGAGAACTGTGGCGTTATTTAGCCGTAAGAAGAACGACGACGCTCTCGTTTCCAGAATCGTTACAGAGTTGCAAAAAGCAACAGGTAACAACATGGGCAATACACCATACGGCGGAACAGGATACGCAACAACATCAGCAGCGATGCCTTCGCAGATGGTGCAGTCTCCCGGAAGCGGTGGACAAGGATTGTTGCAGACACCCGGCACACAGGCAAACCCACTGCCTCGCTACTCTTACGACTTCGGTTCACAACTTGGACCATCAGCGCCATTCCTTCCAGCACCGCTAGACCCAGTCTTTGACGACAGTGGTCGCGCTCTCCCTCGACTATGGGAATACCCAGTTGCATGGAACCTCGACCTCAACCAGCGCACAGCACCTTGGTCAGTTCTCCGTTCAATGGCAGACCAGATTGACATCATTCACCGTT